ACCTGATCCGGTAAAAGCCAGTGAGTCGGCTCATCTGCTTTGTCCGCATTGCAGCACCATTATCACCGCAGATAAAAAGCGCGAGCTTAACGGGGTGGGTGTCTGGTTGCGTGAAGGTCAGAGTATTGACCGGGACGGCAAGATCTCCGGTGAGCCACGCCGTTCGCGCATAGCGTCGTTCTGGATGGAGGGGCCCGCAGCCGCGTACCAGACCTGGGCGCAGCTGGTATACAAACTGCTGACTGCTGAGCAGGAGTATGAGGCTACCGGCAGCGAAGAAACCCTCAAGGCGGTTATCAACACCGACTGGGGGCTGCCATACCTGCCGCGCTCGGCCAGCGAACAGCGACGCGCCGATGTGCTGATGCAGCGTGCGGAGGATTACGGTAAACGCCTGGTTCCGCCGAAGGTGCGTTTCCTGCTGGCGGCCGTCGACGTTCAGGGCGGGAAAAAGCGCCGTTTCGTCGTGCAGATAATTGGTTATGGCGAAAACGGTGAACGCTGGCTGGTGGATCGCTACAACATCCGCCAGTCCCTGCGCTGCAATGAACATGGCGAGGCGGAGCCAGTCCACCCCGGCGCGTATCCGGAGGACTGGCAGCTGCTGGTCTCCGATGTGCTGGAAAAAACTTACGCACTTCAGTCTGACCCGACGCGGCGTATGCCGGTGCTGGCCATGGCCGTCGACAGCGGCGGTGAGGAAGGGGTGACAGATAATGCCTATAAATTCTGGCGCCAGTGTCGCCGGGATGGTCTGGGTAAACGTGTCTATCTGATCAAGGGCGACAGCACAAAACGCCAGAAAATTATTACCAAAACTCACCCGAATAATACCGAACGCAGTGACCGTCGCGCTGATGCGCGTGGCGAGGTGCCGGTGTATCTGCTGCAAACCGACCTGCTCAAGGATCAGCTCAGCAATAACCTTGATCGTGAGACTCCCGGAGCAGGCTATATCCATTTTCCCGACTGGCTGGGGGAGTGGTTCTACGAGGAACTCACCTACGAAGAGCGCGGCGTGGATGGCAAATGGCGTAAGCCAGGCAAGGGCGCCAACGAAGCCTTTGACCTGTTCTGCTATGCCCACGCCGTCGCGGTTCTGCGCGGCTACGAAAAAATTCGCGACTGGGAAAAACCTCCTGCATGGGCTGAGCCGCAGGATCTCAACCCAAATATTCATGAAGGGGAACGCCCCAGGGAGATAACCGTGAAAAAAAACAAAACCGTTCAGCCACAAGTCAGGGCTGAGCCTGAGAAAGAAAACACGCTTTCCGGCAGCTGGCTGGGATCTTCCGGTAGGGGAGGAGGCTGGCTGTGAAGAAAGACGACATCTGGAGAACGCTGGTGATGGTACGCCATGCCTACCAGGACTCGCTGGACGGCAAGAGTATCTCTTTCACCGGCGTAAACGGTCGCGCCATCACTAACCACGATCCGAAGGCGCTGCGCGATGAGCTCGAATACTGGGAGCGTCGCTGGCGCGCGGTCAACAGCCGTGGTGGTTCGTACAAACTCGCTAACTTTCTGTAAGGCGTTCTATGGGCATTCTTGAAAGAACACTGAGGGCAATTTCCCCCGGGTGGGCCGCGGCACGCGAGCGGGATCGTCTCCGGCTTAATGCGTATGAAGCGGCAAATCCGTCACGGCTGCACAAGGCGAAAAAGCAAAGCCAGTCGGCGGACACCTCTGTGTTTGCAGCAGGTCAGTCCCTGCGGGAACAGGCCCGGTGGCTTGATGAAAACCATGATCTGGTGATCGGCCTGTTCGACAAAATGGAAGACCGGGTGATTGGTGCCCACGGGATCCATGTTGAGCCTCAGCCCCTCGATCTGGAGGGGAATCTTCATTCCGATTTCGCCGGGAAACTTTCGGCGCTCTGGGCTGAATGGTCCGTGCGTCCTGAGGTGACTGGCATGTTCACCCGCCCGGAAGCCGAACGCCTGCTGCTGCGTTCAGCACTACGTGACGGGGAAGTGTTCACGCAACTGGTCAGGGGGAATGTGCCGGGTCTGCAACATTCCACCTCCGTACCGTTCTCGCTGGAAATGCTGGAGGCGGATTTTGTTCCGTTCAACCTTAACAGCACCGCCGGCCAGCAGGTTCGCCAGGGCATCATCGTGAACGACTGGGGGCGTCCCGTCGGCTACCGCGTTTACAAGTACCATCCGGCAAATATGACGCGGTTCAGCGCTGAGCTTAAAACTGTCTCAGCTGAAAACATGCTTCACCTTGCGCAGCGCAAGCGTCTGCACCAGCTGCGCGGTATCAGCCTGATCCACGGAGTTATTACCCGTCTTTCTGACATCAAGGATTATGAAGAGAGTGAACGCGTCGCCGCCCGTATTGCCGCCGCGCTGGGGTTCTATATCAAGCGCGGAGATGCGCAGTCTCTTGGCGAAGACGGGGAGTTTTCACCTCCCGGCGGCCAGCGTCATTACGATATCGCCCCGGGCATGATTTACGACGATCTGCGCCCGGGTGAAGACCTGGGCATGGTGGAATCAAATCGCCCAAATGTTCACCTCTATGAATTCCGAAACGGACAGATGCGGGCCGTGGCCGCAGGCACGCGCGGCAGCTATTCCAGCATTGCCCGGGACTATAACGGCACCTACAGCTCCCAGCGTCAGGAGCTGGTGGAGAGCTTCGAAGGGTACAACGTCCTGCAACAGTGGTTTGTCGGCCAGCACAGCCGGCCCGTTTACCGCGCATGGCTGGCGATGGCGTTGCTGAGCGGCGTTGAAGTGCCGCCAGATGTGGATCCGAATTCTCTCTATAACGCGCTTTATCTCGGCCCGGTGATGCCGTGGATTGATCCGGGGAAAGAGGCTAATGCCTGGAAAGCCATTGTTCGTGGCGGTGCTGGTACCGAAGCGGAATGGGCACGGGCGCGGGGTAAAAACCCGCAGGAGGTTAAACGCCAGCGACTGCGTGAAACCGAATTTAACCGTCAACACGGGCTGGTGTTTGATTCCGACGCCGCCAACGACAAAGGAGCGATGCCAGATGCAACGGCAAAACCAAAAGACGATCGGCGCGAGCCGGACGATGATGATTAACCCCCGCGCCAGCCTGGCGGGTGTCGATGCGGCAAACGGTCAGTGCTGGTACGAAATCCGCGCGCTGTCTGCCGGGCGCGTCGAAATCTTCCTCTATGACGTGATCGGCGGCTGGGGCATCACAGCCCAGCAGTTCGTCGCGGACTGTAAAGACGCCGGGGTGTTTGACGCCAGCGCGGTGGATTTGCATATCCACAGCCCCGGCGGCGATGTCATGCAGGGATTTGCCATTTACAACACCCTGTCGCGGCTGAAAGCGAAAGTGGATATCTGGGTAGACGGGGTGGCGGCCAGCATGGCCTCAATGATTGTCTGCCTGCCCGGCGCCACGGTGCACATGCCGGAAAACGCCTGGATCATGGTCCACAAACCGTGGGGCGGGATCGCCGGGGATTCTGATGACATGCGTGATTACGCCGCGTGGCTTGATCGTAACGAAGCCCTGATGCTCAGCGCCTATATGAATAAAACGGGACTGGGGCAGGAGGAGCTGGAAGCGATGCTGAAAGCGGAGACCTGGCTTAACGGGGCCGAGGCAGTGGAGAAAGGTTTCGCTGACACGCTTGAACCTGAACTACAGGCTGCGGCCTGTGTGAATGAAAATAAACTGAAGGATTACCAGAACATGCCAGAACAGATTAAATCTCTTTTTGCGCCGCGTGCCGAAGCTCCGGTGAATCAGCCACAGCAGCCTGCTCCGGTACAGCAGCCCGCGCCGGTACAGGCGAACCTTAACCCGCCAGCGCCACAACAGCCCGCGCAGCAGATGACTAATATCGATATCACTGCGCTGGCCCAGCAGCTGCAACAGCAGATGCAGACGGCAAACGCGGAACGCGTGAACACGGTTTCCGCTGTTTTTGAGGCGTTCCCGACCTTCGCGACACTGAAGGCGGAATGTCTGGCCGACTTCTCCTGCACGGCGGAAAAAGCCCGTGACAGACTCCTCCAGGCGCTGGCGGCAGGAACTACGCCGAGTGCCGGTCCGGGTGCTATTCATCTTTATGCCGGAAACGGCAATCTGGTCGGTGACTCCATCCGTGCTGCGGTAATGAGCCGCGCGGGCTATGCGCAGGCTGAAAAAGATAACGCCTACAACGGTTATACCCTGCGTGAACTGGCGCGAGCTTCCCTTGTGGATCGCGGGATCGGTATTTCAGGCGCAGGGACTGCACAGGCGATGGTCGGCCTTGCGTTTACCCACAGCAGCAGCGATTTCGGCAATATCCTGATGGATGTGGCGCACAAGGCGGCGCTGATGGGCTGGGACGAGGCCACAGAGTCATTCGAACAGTGGACCCGTAAAGGCACCCTGACTGATTTCAAAACCGCGCACCGCGTCGGTCTGGAATCACTTGCATCGCTTCGCAAGGTCCGCGCCGGGGCGGAATATAAATATGTCACCATCAAAGATCGCGGCGAGCCGATTGCGCTTGCGACCTACGGCGAACTTTTCAGCATTGACCGCCAGACTATCATCAATGATGACCTGGACATGCTGACCCGTATCCCGCAGGCAATGGGCCTTGCCGCGCGTGCTACCGTGGGCGATCTGGTGTGGGCAGTTCTGACCAGCAACCCAAAAATGTCCGACGGCAAGCCGCTGTTCCACGCCGATCATGGCAACCTGGTCTCCGCCGATCTGAGTATCGAAGGCCTCGATACGGCGCGTAAGGCGATGCTGTTGCAAAAATCAGGCGACCGCCGTCTGAACATTCGCCCGGCCTACATGCTGACGCCAGTGGCAATCGAGTCCCGCGCTAACCAGCTAATCAAATCTGCAAGCGTACCGGGCGCGGACGCGAACAGCGGTATCGTTAACCCGATCCAGAACTTTGTGACGGTGTCCTCAGAGGCTCGCCTCGATGACAGCAGCCCAACGGATTACTACCTGACCGCTGCACAGGGACGCGACACCATTGAGGTGGCATATCTGGACGGTATTGATACGCCATACCTTGAGCAGCAGCAGGGCTTCACCGTTGACGGTGCCGCGTTCAAGGTACGTATCGATGCCGGGGTGGCACCGCTTGACTGGCGCGGCATGGTTAAAGTCACCAAAAAATAACGACCGTCATCTGACGGTTTTTTTTTACGGGGCGGCACGTGCTGCTCCTTTTTGTCTGGAGAGAAAAATGGCGAAAAATTATCAGCAGGATGGCAACACCCTTGATTTTCAGAATACCGGTGCGACCGATATTCATTCGGGTGACGCCGTGCTTTCAGGTGCGCTGGTGGGCGTTGCTCACGACGACATTCCGGCTGGGTTGTGGGGTGTGCTGCATACCACTGGGGTGTTCGTCCTGCCAAAAGCAGCGGAAGCGGTCACTGTTGGCCAGAAGCTCTATCTGGCAGACGGTAAGCTGACTGCGGAAGCGGGTGAGGCGGCGGCTCCGAATCCTCTGGCGGGCACGGCCTGGGCTGAGGCGGCGGCTGATGCGGATTCTGTTCCGGTCCGGCTTGGTTACTGATGAACCGCTTTCGGCAACGCCTGTTAAAAGCGGATGCCCGGATATCCCGGGCATTTGCCGAAGAGGTGCCTGCTGTCCTTTCTGTCGGCGCTGAGTTGCGTCCTGTTACCGTGATTTTCGAGACGCCTGATGTCCCGGTTGACGTGCCCGGCGGGGGGCAAATTCAGGATCGCTCTCCGGCCTTCAGCGCGATGACCACCGATATCGTGGGGCTTGAGAAGCACCACGGCGTGGAGATCAACGGCACGGCTTATCGTGTGACGCACATTGGCGCTGATGAAGAAGGCCGCACCCGCGTCACGCTGGCGTATGGCGCACCGGGTAAGGTGCAGCCGGACATCAACAAGTGGAGCTGATATGGCGCGTGAGTCCAGACTGCGGCGGGATTTGCCCGTCGATATCGATGTGGATGCCATCTGGCGGATAGCGGAACACATCGGTGCCACCCATAAACAGTTTCGGGCAGCGTATTCCCGTGCGCTGAAACGTACCGCCGCCACCTTGCGTAAAAAAGCGATGGCTGACCTGAAAGACGGGCTGGCGCCGCGCAGCCTGGATCTGGTGCGCCGGCGTCTGCTTTCCTTTCGTCTTGATCGCGCTTCTCAGTCACAACTGGATATTTTTCGTCTCTGGTTTGGTCTCAATGCCATCAAGGTAAAAGACCTGAAAGGCAGGATTAACGGGCGGGTCAGGCCTCACCATACCCGGCGGGATAAATCCACCGGGCGGTTTATAAAGGCGCGGCGCCAGGCAGAAAACGCAGGATTCACCCCAAAGGGCAGCCTGCTATCCCCGCGCACATTTGAAAACGGGGAAGTGGCGCGCTCCCGCCGTGAAAACCGCCGGACGGTGGTTATTCGCGATCCGGATACCCC